TTCTTAGGCGTATGAAGCTGTATCCATTTGTTTCCTGTATATACTTGCAAGACCCCAATAGATGTATTCCATACTACATCACCTTGGTTGAATTTTAAAGAACCAAGTTCTGTATCGTTAAATTGTGGCGTAGAGTCAGGATCAAATGTTCCTAAGTTTAGTTCTAAGATTCTTGTAAGTCTATTAAAGGTTTCTTTACTTACAGAAGGTTGTAACTCCGTAGGCAGTCTTGTTTCTAATAATTTGCTCATCTTCTACCATCGGTTTTAACATCCATTCTTGTATCACCCAAACGCCACCCAATCGAAAGATTACCATTATTAGAAGCATCGTCATTTGATTCAAACCGTACAACAGCTTGTCTGCCCCTAGCTCTGAGATTTATTTTTTGCGTAGATGATGAAATTTCAGAGGTTGAATCAGTCGTTAGAGAATCACCTGGAAAGTTTCGTACCTTTGTAACCACGTTTAGAGAACCAGCGTTAGCATCTTCTATAAATTTAATATCGGGTATAAGTGCAGATATTTGAGTAAAACGATCGCCGTCTCCTATATCAAAATCGCTAGACTCTACAAAAACATTTGTCATCGCACTACCGTCGTTGTCGAAACCGATTTCGTGTTGATATAAAACACCTCCGTCAGTGGCTTGTGGATAAGGCTCAACACCAGCGTCTAGCCATACAGTTCTTACAAGCTGTCCGTAGTACCAAACTTTTTGTTGTGTATTGTAAATGACGTATCTATCTATCTCCGAACTAGATGAAGATGGGTAAAACCAACCTACCTCATTGTGTTCGCTATTTGTAAAAGCTTGTATTTTGTACGCTTGATCTTGATTTATATCGCCAAAAACATAGTTGTGTACACTACAAGGTAATTCTTCTACCGTTCCGTTGTAAAGGTAAAAATTGTTATAACTCATGTAGTACACCCCAGTAGAAGAAGTTATAGCAGCTTTTGGTGCAATCAAACCTGAGGCTTCGTTTATTAAGTTCAAAGCAAAAGTCAAAGGCGCACCTACAAACTGCATAGAGTAAACAGAAGTATCTGTAAAAATAACTATTTCTTGTCTTGCCTTAACTGCTCCTACAATGAGTGAGCCTGATGATAATCTCAAAGATCCAGCAGTGTTAGTTATCAATGGCTCAAACTCCAGTTCATTTTCTTGATCTGAAAATGCTATAAGCATGGGGTCTATTGTTCCGCTTCTACTACTTCCTGATATAGGATCAGCACCTAAAACTATAAGATGTCTATCAACTTCAGAAGTTATAACTTGTAAACCAACAGTGGGAACTAGATTAGCACCTGATACACTTGATAGTTGTACCGCTCTTGTACCTACACCATCGTTTTCAACCCACCTAAAAATACCAGATGCTCTTGCGTTTATAATTAAATTTTCTCCAAAGTTATCGTGTGTCCATAACCTAAGTTGATTACTAGCTGTTAAACTTGTAGCGGAACCCCAAGTGCCTGCACCCCAAGTACCTACGCCCCAACCTGTAGATTGCACGTATACATCTAAGCCTGTATTAATTTGGTAAACAGCATCCGTTGAAGAACCACCGTTGCCAGAATCACTTGAGTTAGCAGTAACCGTAGTACCTGAAGTGTCTTTTGCTGTAATTGTATAAGTGTTGTCGCCAGTCACTAAATCAATTTGGTATTCTTGATTTAAAACAGACGCAACGACATTTCCTCCTAAAGAAACTGCGCTAGAAAAAGTTACAAAGTCACCGTTTACGGCTCCGTGACTATTATCAGTTACAGTGATAGTAGAAGAACCATTAGTAGCAGCGAACGTAGCTGCATTTGTTGTTGTTTTACGTATTGGCGTTATATCTGAATAAGTTGTACCATCTTTTATGTAATATTTAAGATGTGTTCCAACACCTAAAAATTTATTACCTTCTAATGAAATCCAATTATGTAAAGCACGTGCTGTGCCTTGATATGTGCTGTCGGTCAACTTTTGCCAACCGCCAAATTTTTCAACCCTGCCCTCTCTGAATCTAATCAAATTGCAATCAAACCATCCCCCTTCGTTGCTGTACGCTGTACCTTCTCTGTATATACCTGGTCTGAATTGTACTTTAGAATATGGCATCTATACTTTCTCCCATTTTTTTCCTTCAAACATATCAGCTTCTGCTTGTCTTCGTCTAACTAAACCTTCTAAGACTTGTCCTCCAGCTTTATTCCATCTAACAATTTGCTCTGGCACCTCGTCATATTTACTTTGATTTAATACTTTCAATAATGTAGAAGATTTTAAATTATTTGGCCCTAAATTAAATACCCAAGAGCAAAGCGCGTCAAATTGGTTTTGCTCCAAAGGAACCTCTACCATCTCATTTATATAACCTTCATATTCAGGCATTTCTTCCTGTAGTAAATGCTCTGCTTCGTCTTGATTTATTTGGTCGCCTTCTTTGACACCCTTAATGGTACCGTATCCAATTGTCCAAATACCTACCGAGTCTTGGTATGCCTCTAGACCACATCCCTCAAAGTGTTTGATTAAAGATATGCCTCCTTCAGATATTTGCATATTACTCCCCCCAAGTACCGTCTTTTTTAACGTGTCCTGTCTTTGTTCCACCCCAGTATTCAACAGCGTGTCCTTCTTTGATAAGTTTTTGGCAAACATCTTCGCCATCTGCCGTATAAGGTACGCCCAAAATTCTGCCATATTTTCCTTTGCCTAAAGATTTTATTCTAAACGTGCCTTCGCAAAGTTCTTTTAATCTTTCTTTAGCTTTCAAACCCAAAGCCTTTTCTTCTAAATTTCTTGTTCTAGATTCTGGTGTGTCTATACCTGCCAACCTTACTCTTTGTTTGTGTAGTTTTACATCAAAACCAAGGTCTAAAATGCAATCCAAAGTGTCTCCATCTACTATGCGATCAAGTGTAGCTCTATAAACAAATTCATCTGGAGCTTTACTCATCTTCTTTTTCCTCTTTCGGTTTGTCGTACTCTCTATAATACTTAATGATAGATAAGATGTCTTTTGTATATCTGGTAATCTCCGCCATATCCATACTTAAATTTTCATACTCTTGACTAGATAAAGAATAATAAGCACGTGCAGGGGCGTCTCCATTTTTTAAATTCTCTAAATATTCTTTCATCAGTTCAGGGGTCATAATTTCCCAATCTACCTCAGATAAACTCATAGGATAAGGTAATGGTGGATGATAGATCGGCGGTCTTTCAGCAATACTTTTTACTTGTACTGGCTTGACGGAGGATTGCATCAAAGAGCAACTGGCCATAAGCAAAGAAAGGCTAATTAGTAGTAGGTTTTTCATCAAACTGATTTGGGTTAGTAATTTCTTCTAAAGTTGCCATAACTCTAGCAGACGCTTTGTTGATTCTGTTTTCTATAAGTCCTGGCTTTGCCAATGCCAATTTATCTAAATCGTGTTTTGCAAAGGTTTTACGTAGTCTATTGACGTCTTCCATTGCTGCACGTTTTTCGGATTCTAGTTGATCAAGTTGAACTTGTTGATTTTTTTGTTGTTCAAGATAGCGCTCTATAGATTCGTTTTGTTTTTGTATTTCTGTTTCTAGAACTATCTGATTACCTTTGAGCGTAGTGATTTGGTCTGCTTGATAATCTATATACCAAGCCGATCCCGCGACTGTTACTACTAACAGCCCACCTAAAATTAAACTTAACTTAAATCCCATGTATACACTTCCAATGGCTCTTCTTTTCCTTTGACTTTCAAAGGCTCTAATAATTCTAACTTATAATCGCTTTTTATGGCAGTGTTGTAACCAATTAACAAATCTCTACCTGCTTCTTTGGTTCCGCTCTCTAGTCTGGCAGCAACATTAACGCCATCTCCTATTGCCGTGTAATCAAATCTAGTCTCACTTCCACAATTACCGATGACCGCATAAGAGCTGTTGATACCTATACCTATTGCTACTGGATCTATACCTTGTTCAACTAATTCTATATTGAGGTCTGCCATATTTTTTTGTATGTCTAAAGCACAATCTATAGCTTTGTTTTCGTGATTTTCTAAATCTAAAGGTGCGTTAAATATAGCCATCATCGCATCGCCAATATATTTATCTACCATACCGCCGTTTTTTTGTACTGCCTGCTGTTGTGCTGTCAAAGCTTTGTTCATTATATAAGTGACTTGTTCAGGCTCTAATGTTTCAGATAGAGCAGTAAATCCACGTACATCAGTAAACAAGAAAGTGGCATATCGTTTTTCACCTCCTAGCTTGAGCTTGTCTGGATTCTTCTGTAATTCTTTTACTTGTCTAGGATCTAAGTAATGTTCAAATTGTTTTTTGATCTGCTGTCTTAACTTGTATTGTTCTCTGAAACGTATATAGAAAGCTACTGTGGCTGTGATAAATTGTGATACTAAAGCCCAA